ATATAAATGATGTTTACGAGTATCAGGCTCAAGGTAAGTGGACAAACTAATGGGAATATTGACTTTATAGAATTTAGATAATATATATAAACTTTTAAGGAGAATTTTATGGCACATTTCGCAGAATTAGAGTCAAAAACAGACCCAACAGGTTTTACATCAGATACTCATTTAGTTGTTAAACAAGTAACAGTAGTAGCAAATGATATTTCTACAGCGGCAGGTCCGCTTGGAGAAAATGATAAACATGTTGATGGTGAAACATGGTGTAAAAATTTTTTCAATAAACCAAATACAAATTTTAAACAAACTTCCTACAATGGTAATTTTAGAAAGAAATATGCAGGAATTGGTGATGTTTATGATGCATCAAAAGATAAATTTTTAGTACCACAGCCCCATGCATCTTGGTCACTAGATGGTAGTGATGATTGGCAAGCACCAATAACTTTTCCATCAGTTATAGATGATGGTGAAGATACACCTTCATGGGTTTATATTATCTTTTGGAACGAAACTAAATACAATGCTGACAACTCTACAGGTTGGGAAGCAACAAAATCAAACGACACTTCAGACCCAAGAACAGTTTACAATTGGAATGGTTCAGCCTGGGTGTCCGAATAGGAGACTTTAATGACTAGAACAAACGGTGGTTTAGTAGGTGTAGAAGTTCCATATGTAAAAGTTGATTGCGCATCTACAACAACATTTAATTCTAATGGTACATTAACTGCAACTGGCACTAAACTCGCTGATATATTAGTAGTCGGTGGAGGTGGTGGCGGTGGAGATAACGCTGGACCATCTATGGGAAATGGTGGCGGTGGTGGCGGCGGATTTAGAAATTTAACAAGCCAACCAATACCAGGAAGTAATATTCCAGTTGTAGTGGGTGGTGGAGGTAGCAGATTTGGAAGTGGAAGTAACTCATCTGTTGCGTGTATAGTTGGCACTGGTGGTGGTTTAGGTGGAAGACATAATGCTGGCGCTGGAACAGGAGATCCTGGAGGATCAGGCGGCGGTGCATCTGGTGATAATAATTCAGGCTGCAATGGTAATGCAGGTAGTTTTAGTCCACCAGAAGGAAGTAATGGTGGTAATGGTGGACCTGGTAACTCTGCAGGTGGCGGCGGAGGTGGTGCAGGTTCAGTTGGATCTAATGCTAGTGGAAATAATGGTGGTAATGGTGGTAACGGCTCTGCTTCATCTATAACAGGAAGTCCTGTTACATATTCTGGCGGTGGAGGTGGAGGAAAAGCCTCAAGTGGTAGTCACGGTTCTGGTGGGCCAGGAGGAGGAGGACCTGGAACACATGATTCTCCTGTACCTTCATGTTCTGATGGTGATGCTAATACTGGTGGTGGCGGTGGTGGTAATGGTGGTAGTAATAATGAATCTGCTGCAGGTGGATCTGGTAGAGTAATAGTAAAACAATTAGCAGGATTTTTTACATCAGGGGTGTTTAATATAACAACACATTATGCAAAAAAAAGAGAAGGAGAATGGAGCAGTTAAAAAACCTTAATATAGTTTTTTTAATTGATCTAGATCAAATCTTTTTATTCTACTTTACATTATTATATATTTAAAATATAACTCGGTATAAGAAAGTTTATGAACCTAACTAATTATTATTGGTATTTTAAATCAGTTGTCCCTGAAAGGATTTGTGATGATATTGTACGTTATGGAAAATCTTTACAGGATCAGTTAGCTACTACGGGTGGTTATGGAGATCCAAAAAAATTAAATCAAAAACAACTTAAAGATTTAAAATCAAAAAGAGATTCAGATGTTGTTTGGATGAGTGATAGATGGATTTATAAAGAAATCCAACCTTATATTCACGCAGCAAATCAAAATGCAGGATGGAATTTTCAATGGGATTTTTCAGAATCCTGTCAATTTACAAAATATAATAAAGGTCAGTACTATGATTGGCATTGTGATGGGTGGGATAAACCTTATCAAAGACAACAAGGTGATCCATCACAGGGTAAAATTAGAAAACTATCTGTGACTCTTTCTTTATCAGAAGGTGGTAAAGATTATACAGGAGGAGAGTTAGAATTTGATTTTAGAAACATGGACCCTGATAAAAAAAGTAATATTAAAAAGTGCACGGAAATATTACCTAAAGGATCTTTGGTGGTATTTCCTGGTTTTGTTTGGCATAGAGTATGCCCAGTTAAAAAAGGATCAAGACATAGTTTAGTAATATGGAGTTTAGGGTGGCCATACAAATAGAAGATAATTTTTTAGAAAAAAAAGACTTTAAAGTTATAGAAAATCTTATTTGTTCTGATGAATTCCCGTGGTTTTTTAACAAAAAAGTTTTAAAAAAATTTTCTGAAGATAATATTTTAAACTATCAATTTACACATAATTTTTTTAAAAATCATATGATCAGTTCAAATGCGTATAATATTTTACTTCCTTTAATAGATAAAATAAAACCGAAAGCTATAATAAGAATTAAAGCCAATTTAAATGTCGCTAGTAAAGATTTAATAAAATATGATATACATAAAGATCAAGAATTTGATTGTAAAGGTGCAATTTATTATGTGAACACAAATAATGGTTATACTCTTTTTCAAAATGAAAAAGTGCAATCCAAAGAAAATAGAATTGTTTTTTTTAAAGCAAACTCTTCTCACGGTGGCACTAATTGCACAGACGTAAAAAATAGGATACTCATAAACTTTAATTATTTATGAATAAATTAGAATATCCTAAAGATTTAAATTTAGAACAATATTTTTCATGTCCTATATGGTGGGCAGATGAGCCTAAATTTGTAAAAAAATTAAACAAAGTCTCAGATCCATATATTGAAACAGCGAAGAAAAATTTAAAAAAAGACATAGATAAAAGAAATAAAAAATATGGCAACAAGGGAGATATGGGTCATGTTTTTCATTCAGCATCTTTAATAGGTGATCCTGATTTTAAAAAATTACAAGATTATATTGGTGCAACAGCAAATAATTTATTAAATGAAATGGGCTTTGATTTAACAAATTATCGAATATTTACCACTGAACTCTGGGTTCAAGAGTTTGCACAAAAAGGGTGTGGTCACCATACATTACATACTCATTGGAATGGGCATATATCTGGGTTTTATTTTTTAAAAGCAAGTGAAAGAACTTCAATACCAATGTTTGAAGATCCAAGACCAGGAAATATGATGAATCTTTTACCAGAAAAAGATAAATCAAAAATTAGTTATGCATCTAGTCAAGTACAGTTTAAAACTAAACCAGGTAGAATGATATTTTTTCCATCTTACATGCCTCATCAATATCTGGTAGATATGGGATATGAACCGTTTAGGTTTATACATTGGAATTGTCAGGCTATACCAAAAGGAGTATTAAATGCAAAATAAGGATATGAAAAAAGCAATTATAAAAACTTTGTTAGAATCTAGTCCCTTAAAAACTAAACCAAACTTTATAGATAATTTTATAAAATCTAAAATGCAATTGAAAGGAAAAAATGTCATCAAAAAAATCGGCGTTCCAAAAAAATAAATATAGTGTTTTAAAAGGAGCTATTAGTAAAGAAATAGCAGATTTCGCTTTTACTTATTTTTTAAACAAAAGAAAGGTTGCTAGTTTTTTATTTGATCAAAAATATATTTCACCTTTTACAGAATATTGGGGAGTTTGGAATGACGCGCAAGTGCCTAATACTTATTCACATTATAGTGATATGGTTATGGAAACTTTATTACAAAAAGTTAAACCTGTTATGGAAAAACATACTGGATTAAAACTATCCGAGACATATTCTTATGCAAGGATTTATAAAAAAGGTGATGTTTTAATTAGACATAAGGACAGATACTCGTGTGAGGTATCTACTACTTTAAATCTAGGGGGTGATGAATGGCCTATTTATTTAGATCCAACTACAAAAACAGGTCGAGCTGGCATTAAAGTTATACTAGAACCAGGGGATATGCTTATATATTCTGGCTGCGAATTAGAGCATTGGAGAGAAGAGTTTAAGGGTAAAGATTGCGCACAAGTATTTCTACATTATAATGACGCTAAAAAGAAAACGGCCAAAAAAAATCAATTTGATGAAAGGCCATTTTTAGGCTTGCCTGCGTGGTATAAAGGCTTTAAATTACCTAAATAATATTGTATATAATAATTTGACGGGAGATATCTCCACCACAGAATATCTCCTGTCTAATTATTAGGGTTTTTATGTTACAAAAATTAAAATTTCAGCCTGGATTCAATAAACAAGTCACAGCGACTGGTGGCGAAGGCCAATGGGTTAGTGGTGATTATGTTCGTTTTAGATATGGCTCACCTGAAAAAGTAGGTGGTTGGGCTCAGTTAGGAGATGCTACTCTTACAGGGAGAAATACTGCTATACACCATTTTGTTAATGCAAGTGGTATTAAGTATGCAGCATTAGGCACAAACAGATTTTTATATGTATATTCTGGAGGAGCATTTTATGAC